ATATCTTCTACATTAGGGAGATCACGGTAGATACGTAGGTATCCAGCGAAGTCAGTTAGAGCGGCTTCACCGATCTGGCCCTTAATAGCTAAACGCTCTTCAGAGGCAGGTAAACCAAGACGGATAATAGTGTTTGTTCTTTCCCAAGAACGTGGTGTAGGTGAGGCGTTAGCGGCAGGGTCAAACTTCTGCAACCACTCAGGACGGTTCTCAATGAAACCAGTTACTTCAGGAAGAAAGCCTTTTGCTAGAGCGTAAGAACGGAAACCTTGGTGATCAGTATCGATATCCAAGTGAGTCAAACGATCTTTCAAGTGTGAAGGCATTTGTGAAGTACCTGCTCGTGAGGTCATAGGGTTACCAGCACCAACTAATGTAACGTTAGAGGGTAATACGTGCTCACCAATACGGCGCTCATTAACTAACTGAGCCATAACGTTTTGGTTAGCGGTTACTGCTTGAGGTAGCTCATCTAGGAATACCAGAGTATCTGGACAGCCTTCTCGTGGTAAGAAGAACGGACGCGCACGGTTGTACTCTTCTCCGTTTTCAGATAATTTAGGGAAGCCACCTAACTCAGCGTAATCGAACTGAGCTACGATAACTGTTTCTACTTCAAGTGAAAGCTCTTTTGCAAGGTCTTCAACCATAGTAGTCTTACCTTCGCCGGGCTGAGACCACAACATAGGGATCAAGTACTCTGCATTAGAGGCACCGGGCTTCAGGTTAAGGTTGTGTTGGATCATTGCTTTGATGATTGTTTTGGCTTGTGAAAGTTTCATATCGGTTTTTCCTATTTGGATTAAGTATTATTAAGTTTAGTAGTATGAAATTTAAACATCTAGCATTGCGCTGATCTGCTTAAAAAACCCCCAATGACTAAAGAGTCAAAGGGGGGTGCTTACATTAGATAACTTGTTCTTCACTATTAACCTCTTCTTTCTTCTTTGCTTTGTAGCTCTGATAAGCGCCGAAGACCAAACCAGCAGTAATGCTGAATTGGGGAGGGATAGACATAGCACGACCGATCATAAAGGCTGTTAAGCCACCTTGTACAGAACTAATAACGTGCTTGTTATCGGTTACGTGATTAAGGTATTCAGTCAAGACCTTGTTGGCTTGAGTGTATTCAGTGTCGTTCGTATTTTGATTAGTGTTTTCGTTGTTCATAATTTAAGTATCCTAGTATAGGTGTAACCCTCTAGAACGAGGGCTAGCGTTTTATTACTTGTCCCATCCCCAATCGCCAATCATTCCATCAGCGTTGTATTCGGTGACAACTGTTTCAAAGAAGTTATCATGTGAAGTTGTAGCGATTAAAGGTTCCAACCAAGGTAAAGGGTTCTCCTTAACACCATAGTTGCCTTTAAAGCCTAACTCAATTAAACGGCGGTCAGCAATGTAACGGATGTACAGCTTAACCTCTTCTTTAGTGAGACCTTCAATAGGCCCCATTGCGTATGCGAGTTCAATTACCTTGTCCTCAAGCTCGACAGCTTCACGAACCATATCATATACGCTCGCTTTAAACTCGTCATTAACAATACGAGGGTGTTCTGCACAAAAGGTTCTAAACAAACGAGTCATGCCTTCACAGTGAAGAGACTCATCTCGGATAGACCATTGTACTATTTCTGACATCCCACGCATCTTACCGAAACGCGAGTAGTTGATCAACATAACAAATGCAGAGAACAATGACATACCTTCATTAATAGCACTTCGAGCTACTGCTTGAGCAAGACCCGACTGAGTATTAGTGTTAATATTAGACATGAACTCTACCTTCTCTGCCATCTCAGAATACTCTAAGAATGCCGTGAAGTCATCTTCAGGCAATCCGAGGGTATCATTAAGTAACGCGTAAGATCTCTGGTGTGTGAACTCACGGTTAGCAAAGGAGGTTAGCATTGATCTAATCTCATTATTCTTAAACTTAGGAATGTAATGCTCTAAGTAGTTAGTACCTACAGCAACATCCGATTGAGTAAACAATCTAAGTATTTGAGTAATATGATTAATTTCTACTTCTGATAACTTTGTTTTCCATTGTGTTACATCGTCTTGTAACTTAGCTTCCCACTCACCCCAGTGGATCTTCTCGTGATCTATCGAGTAGTTCACAGCCCACGGGTAATGAAAGGGTTTGTAAGCCAAGCTTGGTTCTATTACTGACATTTGTTTATCCTTGGCAATTGAGACAATCATCATCGTCTTCGTTAGCTATTGGTTTATTAAAATACTTCTGAAGTTCAGTGAATCCACCGATGTACTCGCCACCGATATAGATCTGAGGTACAGTCCTGACGTCTTTCCGTCCAGTAACTTGTGCCGCAGTCTTACCGATTTCTGCTAGGTCAATGTATTCAAACTCTACACCCTTGATTTTTAACAACATTTTAGCTTGTTCACAATAAGGGCAATCAGGTCTACCATATATGATGTTGCTCTTGTCAGTAGCGAGAGCATCACGTACTACAGATTGACCAACCTTATCACCAGTACGACCAGCAGTAGTACGCAAGTAATACAATCCTTTCAAGCCATCAGACCATGCTTTAAGGTGTACTTTATTAACGTAGCTCTTTTCGGTTCCACTAGGGAAGAACAGGTTTACAGATTGTCCTTGACAGATAAACTTTTGACGTTGAGCAGAGTGTTCTACAACCCACATCTGATCTAATTCAAATGAGGTTTTAAACACAGCTTTATCGTGGTCAGAGAGGAACTCAAGGTGTTGAACAGAGCCATCATTATCCATAATAGATGACCAAACATCCTCGTTATTCATATCATACGTATCCAAGACAGGTCCGAGATACTGGTTCTTAATTACATCTGCTCCAGCTCGTGTTCTGTGAACATATACGTTTGCCTTAAGCGGCTCAATGGAGGCAGTGCAATTACAGAGTATTGATGAATTGGCGTTTGGAGCAATAGCAAAGAGGTGAGCATTACGTACACCGTACCCTTTAGCATCCGGGGCGACTCCCTTAACACGACCAAGGAACTTAGTTTGTTTAGTTGCTTTTTCATTCATGTCTCCAAATATACTTCTGTTAATAGACGAGGCCGCTTCTGATTCCCAAGCAACGTTTTCTTTCATTAAGTAACCATGGAAACCCATAGCGCCAATACCGATAGACCTTTCTCTTTCAGCAGAGTACTTAGCTTTCTGCATATCGTCTGGTGCGTTTGCAATAAATACATCCAGTACGTTATCTAAGAAAGTCACTAAGTCTTCTATGATAGTAGTGTCCTTCCAGTCATCATAAGCTTCAATGTTAACAGAAGACAAACAACAAACAGCAGTACGATCATCATCAGTAGCAAGGTGTATCTCATTACATAAGTTAGAGCCGTGTATCTTCAGACCTAACTCTTTTTGGTACTCAGGCAACGCTCTGTTAGCTGTGTCAATGAAGTTCATGTACGGTGAACCAGTACGAAAACGAGCATCAAGGATGCGCTCCCAAAGGTCTCTTGCTTTAACCGTATCAATAACAACATTCTTATCTGGACAAATCAAATCCCAGTCTTGTCCTGCTTTAGCCGCTTCCATAAACTCATCACTGAGGTTAACAGCGTTAAATAGGTTGAAACACTTGCGGTTAACATCACCACCAGTAGGTACTTTAAAGTTAATAAACTCAACAATATCAGGGTGTGATACATCGAGATAAGCGGCATAAGAACCCTTGCGAGTCTTACCTTGCTTGTATGAGGTCATCTGAGCATCAGAGACTTTCATCATAGGTATTACACCAGCAGACTTCTCAGTGATGCCTCTTACATTACTCCAGTGTCCACCTACACCACCACCTTTCACAGATAACCAAGCTGTCTCTGCATGGTGGCCAATTAGCCCCTCTACAGTGTCGGGTACATATGAAAGGAAGCAACTAATAGGTAAGCCTCTGAAGTCTTCTCCGGGGATCGGAGCGTTAGATAGTACAGGACTGCTGTACATAAACCAGCCCTTTGAAACATAGTCATAAATGCGTTGAGCCAGTTCTAGGTCTCCATCACAGTATGCTACGGCGGCTCTTGCAAAAGCTTCTTGTGGACTGGTCTCACCTTTCTCAAGGTAAAAGTCTTTAAGTAGCTTAAGAGCCTGTTCTGACAAACGATTATCACGGGTCAGATCAATATTAATTCCATAAATTGCTAGCACAATACTTCCTCTTATAATTTAAATAATTTAACTTTACTAGACCGAAGTAACTCTTCAGCCTGATTTCCTTTATAGTCTTTCTCGAATATGACTGTGTCTATGCCAGCTTGGATTAGTGAGAGTGAACAACTAACACAAGGGAACAGAGTGCAATATAACGTTGCACCCTCTCCTGATTGTGTAGACATTGCTAGCTTTGCCAGCGCGTTCATCTCTGCGTGAATAACAGTGTCCAATACCTTGTTATGCTCACAACGCATAACGTTACTAGAACCAGAGACGGTACCATTATAACCATACGACAAGATGTTCCTGTCCTTAGAAATAACAGCACCTACTTTAGTTTTAGGGTCATAACTTTCGTCAGCTACTCGTTGTGCTACATCCATCATAAAACGATGTTCTTTTCTCTTAGGGTCTAGCTCATTGATAATGCCAACTGTATGACTCATATATGGTATCCTACTGTTTTCTCTGCTTTACATACTTCGTGCAGAGTTAGTTTCTTTAGATCGATTTCTTTCTGCAACAGTTCACGTACACGCTTAATGTTTAACTTCTCAACATCAAACTGTGCCGCTTCACGTACTGCTCTGAAATCACCGGGGGTTAAGTATGGCATTTGTCCTAACTTACTACGCTTCAACTTAGGGAAGTACAATTCAAAAGCTGTCTGTTGTTGCTCTTCTGTAAGGAAATCAAATTTGATTTTCAAGAATAAGCGTCTTAGAATAGCTGAATCGAGACCATCCATAAAGTTAGAAGTACATAGGAAAATACCGTTGAAGTTATCAAGCTCAGTAAGTAGCTGATTAGTAAAGGTTTTCTGATAGTTCTTATCTGCACTCTGACGGTTACCTGCTATAGAGTCAATCTCATCGATTAACAAGATAGCCTGTTTAGCTTCCGCTTCCATAAAGGCTTCCTTAAGATTCTTCTCACCTTCACCAACATACATAGACTGTAGATCAGCGTAGGTTTTCTTAAGTACAGGAACACCCAGTTGTTGACCAATGTAGTTCGCTAACATGGACTTACCCGAACCGGGAACACCATAGAATAAACCAGTGATCAGTTGAGGGCGCTCATCTTCTGGCTTAGCCAAGATTGCCTTGATCTGACTTACTAGCTCTTCTGCTGGTCTATCAATGTTTACTAATGACAAATCATAACGTTCAAACGCAGGAGCAGTAGTGAAAGCGGCGTGAGTCTCAGTCATGTCTACACGTACGCTTTTACCGTAGTATAGTTCTGAGGGAGTTACACACATACCTTCTGATTTCTCTGCTATCTCGTTTAACGCTCTAATCTGTGTAGCCATGTAACGTAATTCAGCAAGAGAGAATACAAGAGGATCAACACGCAACGCAACACCAGCAAGGTTAATACCTGTTAGTGTAACATTACATACCTTGCCTTCTGCCCAGTCTCTTTCTGAAGCATTGGTACCTGTAGAGATAACCCCTTCAAGGATAGAAGAAAGCATAGAGAACACTTCTTCCTCCTCATCACTGTAGCCACCAGCTTTACCTTTCAAGTACTGTGAGTAGTTACCTAACTCAAGCGCAAACCAAGCATTAATAGCATTAGTGCGGTTTGTGTAAGAGAAGGCTTTCTCATCTTCAAGAAGACAAGTACAAGTGTTCTTTGCTTTTTCATAGATACCAAAAGTTTCAGGCACACGACTAGAAGAACTACGTACAGTACCGGGTCGCTGAACGATCAGGGTGCTAACCCAAGAACCATTCATAAAGTCCTGTACAAGCTTAGAAGCTTCAGCAAGACTTAATACCTCCCCTTCTATAGCTATTTGCTTTTTCTTGTCTGCTTTATCTTGTGTCTCTCCAGCATTACGAGCATAGTCAACTAAACGTTTAGCGTATCCATAAGCTTTCCTATCTTGCGCTAGAAGCTCTTTCCAATCGAAAGAAACCTCAAGGCAATCAACTAGGCTATAGTAAATGCCGCTGTGTATATCTTCAAGGGGAAGTGGCTCAAGAATGTCTTCAGGGAATACTTCCCCTGCTTCTTCTGTGTAAAGGCTTGATATTGTTCTGTAGCCATTTAAAACTACCTTTTTGTCAAAGTCTAAACAAGTGTAAGCGTAGCACATTGCGATGTACAGGGCACTCAAGTCAATTACGATCTTTTTATCATCTTCCATTTTTGTATCCTTTTATTTTTAAAGTTCAGGTTCTTCGTTAAATGCGTGATCTACATACTCTAGTCTGCCTGTGTCTTCGTTATAAAGAGCACCACCAGCATCACCAGTGCGACCTGTAAACCTCGATTTAAGAACCCGTATTTTAATTGTATTCCGTTCCCGATTGTCTGGTGCAATAAGATTTCTTGCAAAGGCAATAACTTGGAAACTAATCTGTTTAATACTACCACTACCCTTAATGTCATCTAAAGAAGGAATGCGTCCTTCCTCAAATGCTTTACCGCCTCCACCTACCTTACGTAAGTGAGAGATAACGCCTAACCAGACGTCATGCTTCTTAGCGATCTTCAAGAGGTCAGACATAACCTTATCAATAGCACTGTTAGCGTCTCCTTCAACTTCAGAGACGGCGAGTGTTATGTGATCTAAGATTAAGTACTTACAACCCATTAAGGCTAACGTTTCGATTTTATTCATTAAGGAATCATCGGATACTGAGCCTTGGTGATCGAGGATCTTAATTCGCTTATCTCCGAATACCTGCTCAAATGATTCCAGTTGTTCTTCTGGAGTTAGCTCTGTTTCAGATAAGTTCTTTTGCATCTGCATACCAATGAACTTCTCAACAGTGTCACCGGGAGACTCTTCTAGAGAGATTATTCCGATGCTGTCAGGAGTAGTGTCTTTGACATGTAGTATGATCTCTTTGATCACTGTAGACTTACCTGAACCAGTGCCAGATGTAAACAAATCAACTTCACCAAACCGCATACCTTTAGTTTTTTCATTAACACCTTCTAAACAAGGAGGGTACGGTACTGACTCTGTTGCTTGTCTCTCCATAAACTTTTCCCACAGTTCTTGACCCTGTAGAATACCAGCAGGAGACCACGGTTGTGCATCCCAGATCGCTTCTAATACAGCGGTAGGGCCGTGAGTCATTAGTTCTTCATTAGCATCTTTGGTTCGGAGTTTAGCTATTTTAACTTTATCCACACCAACAATCTTACATGCTTCAGCAAGAGCCTTCTGACCTGCTTCATCGTTATCTAGCATCAGGATAACTTCGTCAAACCTTCTGACCCATTCTCTCTGTGCTAATAGTTGTTTTAAGCCACTTGCACTTGGAAGAGATACTACAGGATAGATCTTTCCTTTGTGGCGTTGGTGATAGGCATAAGCTACAGACATTGCGTCTATTTCGCCTTCGACGATCACTAATCGCTTACCACCGTTGAATTGTTGTTGACCGAATAAACCTTCAATTGTGCCTACAGATCGGAACTCTTTAGGGAGCTTGCGTATCTTGTAGCCAACTGTTCTGTCAACGCCGTAAGGGTAAAAGTGTTCTGTAATCTCACCAGAAGAGTCTACCCCTGCTTTAACACCGAAGAACTCGGTGATTGGTTTAGGTATACCGCGCTCACGAAAACCTCTCGTGGCATATTGGCCAATATCCTCTATAGATAGAGCAGGACCAGCCATCGCTTCTTTCTTAAATATTGTTTGGGTCACTTCTTTCTCCTCTTGTGTATCCCATTTGTAAGACTCATCACAAGAAAAGCACTTACCCCAACCATCATCGTAAGCGCCATAGCCATCACTGCTATCGCACTTAAGGCATGACATGTGGTGTAAAAACCTAGCCTTTGTCTTTTTCATCTGATTGACCTTCTTTCTGATATACAAGCCCCATATAGCACACAACCGCTATTCCACACACAAAAGCATCAATGACGCTAAGGGACGAACCCCTAACGTTATGATAGCCTATTATGAGAGGGGTATATACCATACTGGCAATCATTGTCAAAGCGGCGATACTACGCATCATTACTTTTAACATTGGATTTTCTCCCGGATTTAATTAATCGTTGCGCTTTACTCAAACACTTGTCCATAGTTTCGTGTTGCTCTTCATCCAACTTAGGGATAAAACGAACGGCGGCGACTTGGTTGTTATACCATCTACGCTCACCTTCTTCATCACGATCTGTTATAGCTTGAAGTGCCATCTGTAAATACGCTTCAGTATAGTTGCACCACGCTCTAGTATTGAACACACCTAACATGTGGAACTCTAACACATCACCAAGTTTAGCGTCTGCTTTAACGTGGGATGATGAGGTAGCGTACACACGCCAAGGCGCTTTACCTGTTTTAACGTGGGTATTCTTTTTATAAGTCCATAATTGCTTCTTGCCGATGTAGTACTTGTTCCGTGTTTTATTAATTACAAGATAACAAAAACCAAAGCACTTAGAAGTATCGATGTTAACACCTGTGTACTTCCAGTGACCTAGATCAGACTTGATGTATTCTTTTTTCGCTATAAACTTACTCATAGTATTTCCTCCGGATCTCTTAGCTTTCAAGAGATTCCTTCAGTTGTGTTGGCAAACTATCACCGACATTAAACATGTCAGTTGGGGTTCGCATAATGTGAATCAATGTGCCCGTGTGAGTAACTTCTTCTCTCCAGTTACTACCATACACTTCAAAGTACTTATCAAGAACTCTCTGCTTACGCTCTTCAGAGGTCTTAGCACCTTCAAGAATACCAGCCGCTTTTTTAGGGCCGATGCCTCTTAAACCACGGATGTTATCAACGTTGTCGCCAGTTAGTATTTGCTTCCAGTAGTGAATATCCGCTTCTTCTTCTCCAACGTGAATAAGAGTATCACGGTGAATCAAGAAGTGCGCTCCGGGTATACACTGTAAGTCTTTATCAACAGAAGCAATCACAGTAGTGTGACCTAGTGCTTTCTGTTCTTCAGACCAAATACGTACCAGATCATCAGCTTCCATACCATCAGCAGGAACACCGAGACCTTGTTCAACAATCATTGCTCTCAACTCAAAGAAGTAAGGGTTATTGGCTTTTGACTTATGGCGACCGGGGGTGTTCTTGTAGTCGCTAAAGAAGTCGTGACGGAAGTTATTTACACCATACACTGCAACCATAAAGTCATCACAGAATGTATCGAGTTTAAGATCTTCCAATCTATCCATATAAGTCTCAAACGCTTCTTCCGCTGAGTTCTTATTATAAGCGGCTCTAAACATTAGAGGATCGCCGTCTACTATTAGTATTGTTTTACTTTCTTCTGACATATTATTATTTTCCTTATTTTGGTTTAGCCGCCGTAGTCTACATAACAGTAGGATTCGCCAACTTCTTCGCCTAGTGCTTCTAGGGCTTTGTCTAGATATTCGTCTTCCCAGAAGGAATCATCTTCATCATCTTCGCTGTTCGTCTTGATTCCAACGTCTTCACAGAACTCTCCGATGTCATAGTGGTACTCAATGTCACAGTTGTAAGCACCAAAGAATTGTTGGCCTTGCTCACAGTATAACAACATACCTGTCATACCTTCATTCCGCTCCATTAGTTTATCAAAGAAACCAGTAGGTGGTCCCCATGCTGTTCTAAACACTAACACATACCTACCTTCTTCATCTTTGTATATGTCTGTACCTCCGCAAAACTCTTTGTCATACTCATCAAAAGAGCCAAGGTCGGGCACATCAATGTCCCACTTAGTGCCATACAACTCTGATAAACCGTAGCCACCGCCCTCATCCGGGTAGTCCGCTTCCGGGCACAGGTAATCGAAGAACCCATCAGGTTGTTCTGTTTGGATCTTTAACCAGACTAATTTTTCTTCGAATTCGTTTCCCTTCTCACACTTAGAAACATCGATAATCATTTTATTTCCACACCAATTTGGCATAGTATTCTCCTATATAATTGCGTACATGTCTCGTGCTTCAGTCCACACTGTGTAGCCTTGTTCTTCTAAAAGCTCTCTAAGTGCGATGTCATCCACATGGAAGTGTTCTGCTTTAATAAATGTAGGTTTAACTTTCCAAGAGTAATCCTTCAGGATAGTCATCTCATGGCCTTCAGTATCTATCTTTAGAAAATCAATGTGACCTAGAAAGCTATACTTCTCAATAAGGCTATCTAATGTAACACAAGGTACTTTAACAATTGAGTTGTAAAGATCTTTAGCGTTATTTCCTAAATCATACAAGCAAGTACCTGTGTGATTTTTGTCCATAACAGTACCGATTCCACGAGACCAACCTTGATTGTCTTTAGTTACAGCAAAATCAATCTCGCCATCACGATCACTAATTGCAACGTTTTGTAACAGAACATGCTTTCGATTCTTAGTGAATTGTACCTTCTCTTGAAGGGAGCTAAAGATCAAAGGCGAAGCTTCAACCATAACACCATTCCAGTTTCCAGACTCTATCAAAGGTAGGTTAGTGTCAAAATCACAAGAACCAATTTCTATAAATGTTTTCATAAACCTTCCTTTAGCCAAGTACGTACTGTAGTAGGGTGTTTACCTACCAGAGTGGCAACCTTAGCATAGTTATTGTGGACAGCATACAGTTCCTTACACTTCTCCTTAAGTAGCTCAGTCGCCTCATCTCGTGGCGCTTTGTCTACTGTAGCTTTAACGGCTACTACTTTTTCCCCATCATAAATCTTGTAGTCAGTAATGTAGCTAGACTCATTTAACTGCTCCTGAAGAAGATCTAAGATGTCATACTTACCATCGATTACTGCGGTATCATAATAGCTTTCTGCTGTTGAACCACCAATGGTTATTTCTGTTTTTAAAGACTTAATAATCATAGACTTACCGCCTTTGTTAAGTTTTTCTCAATGGTCTCTCTCATAGCCGCTTCGATATCACTCTTAGGCACAGAGGTCAACGCGGTTTCTAAGTGAACCGACATCCGACCAATTGTAACTGCTTGTGATTCTTGTGCTAACTTAGCGGCACGGAGGTACTCACTTACTAATTTTTCTGCTTCTTGACTAGTCATTATTTGACTCCCATTTCTTTTACTACTATTTCGTTTAGCTGTTCTTCCGTTAATTCAGAAAGGAACAGTTCTTTTAACTCAGGCTTTAAATCGCTAATTGTAATGTCATCGTATGATTGCCAGAGTTGTACACCGTAAAAGATATCTCGAATGAAATAATCATCCTCAAGAGATCCAATTAAAGTACAAAAGCCAGCATCTTCATCATACACAACAGCTGAGTAGAAAGAGTAAATGTCATCGATTAAACGCCAATCAACTATCCATGTACAATGGTTAGAATTGCTTAATCGCCATTCTACTTCACGCATTGCCGCGTGTGTAGCTTCCATGTGTCCTAGTATATTCATCTTATACTCCTTTATTTTAAGTTTTGATTAACCAAGTATCTAATTTCAGCTAAAGATACAGTAGGTGTGTAAGTGCTGTTCTTAGTGAAATAAGAGACATCA